ATATAAGTATAACCGATGCCAAATGACCTTTAGCATAATTATCAATCTCATCAAATAAAAACTTATGTAATGATGTGAAATCTTGAACTTTACTATTAGCTATCAGTTGCCTAATATTTTTAAAGGTATCTCCTTTACTTTGATCACCTTGTAATAGTTCTAATAACTCACTCATATAATTAGCTTGTACTAAACTAGCATCATCTATAATCAATTTACCATCTACTACTTGCCGTTGACATGAATTTAAAACTCTCCTAATATCCGGATAACCAGCGTTAATAGTAGTAGCTATATCCTTTGTATCATATTGGACTTGCAACTCGTTTAAGATGGTCACTATACGTTTAGCAACCTCGGTTTTATTAGGTGGTGTAATACCAAATACCTGACATCTACTTTGGATTGGATCGATTATTTTCTCAACATAATTACATGTTAATATAAATCTAGTCGTCTTAGAAAATGTCTCCATAAGATTACGTAATGCCGCTTGGCCGTTAGGAGTCATATAATCAGCCTCATCTAATATCACAATTTTCCATTGACGAAATCCTACTGTACTAGCATAGTTCTTGATCTTGGTTCTAACCGTTTCAATATTATTCTCATCAGATGCATTGACATACATCACATCGGCATCTACATTGTTTGCAATGATCTTAGCTAATGTCGTTTTACCAGTACCTGCACCTCCATAAAATAATAAATGAGGGACATCTCCTGATTTCAAATATAATTTTACTTTTTCAATGATATGTTCATTACCGACATAACCATCTAATGTTCCGGGTCTAAATTTTTCAACCCATAATGTATTTTCTTGATTACCAAACATATTTTTTTATTTACCTGTTGAACCATAACCACCAGCACCTCTTTCGGTTTCTGATAACGTTTCTTCTTCTTGCAATTCTATTTCCGGATAAGGCATTATTACTAATTGACCGACTCTATCTCCTTCTTGAAATCTTTTCAATGAAGCAAAATATGAATCTCTATGAAATTTATATCTAAATGTTATCTCACCTCTATATCCAGAATCAACTACACCTACACAATTAGCCAATCTCAAATCTGTTTTTGATACAGATGATCTTGGAAATAACAAACCTACATGGCCTTTTGGTATTTCAAAAGCTAAACCGGTATGATATTCAATAAAGCTATGTTCTTTATTAATTGTATAAGTTATTGCCGATACATCCAATCCTGCATCTCCGTCTTTAGCATACGAAGGCGTTATTGCATTAGGTGATATTTTTTTGAATGATACTTTCATATTACGCTGTTTGTAATTGTACTAGATAATAAGTTGATGTATATGATTTGGATGTAAATGATGCTCTAGCTAATCCCGCTGCAGATATTTCCAATGTACCAGAATCAGCATCTTTATTAGTCTGTAATATTTCTTTAAACAGATTAGATGAAAAACATACAGTACCTAAATCACTACATTCTTCTGCATTACAATCAAATGAAAACTTAATTCTATTTGTATTGATAGACGAATAATTAATTATAATGTCTAACTTACCATTTTTACATGTTATACCAAAATTTTCTGAATCTGGTAATGCGTTCTTGGCTTTAATAAATTTAGATGTAAAATCTTTATCTATATTAATTTTAGCATTCCAATCTGGTAATTGTTTAAGGTCTGGAACTTGCCTAATAACTGATAGGTCAGCTAACATGAACTTCATATCTACATCCTTATCATCGATATCAATACTAACTGATTTATTATCAATTGTATTGACCTTAACTGATAAATCATCTCCTACTGCAGATAACATTTTTGTCAATTGAGGAGTAGCATATACACCTAATTCATTTGCACCTAAATCTATATTAGATTTAATAGTTCCGATCACATTCTGATCATCTGTTATGAAATCAGTTTCTACTGTTCCATTCTGCGATTTCCATTTCACTGATGTCGTCGCGCCCGCTAGATAATAACGGTTTATAAAATTTACTAATTCTGTTTTTTTCATATTAACCTACATTAAAATATTTAGATATTACTTGATTGTTTACTAAGTCTCTGGTACCTCCACCAAATTTGTCATATAATTGACTATTCTTTTCATATATATACACTGCCTTATCCGGATCTTGGAACATTTCTTCCATACTCATTAAAATCGAATAGAAATCTCTTGGGATTATTGTTTTTAACAATTCATTATGACATTTCACCACTTCTTCAACTTGCTTGACAGTTTCATTGAAAACAAACAAATTATTTAATGTCATTTTCATTGTCACATCACCTTTATAAGTTGATACATCACCAAACGTAAAGCCTTCAGATACTGGATGTCCTAATGGATTTGGAACCAGGTCATCTGCATTATAAGGCAAATCATCTCCTTTTGGAAAATAAAGATCTGTAAATGTCATTTTACTCAATTGAGGTGAATGCAGATATGTTCCATATACAGGATATAAACCAGGCGAACTTGAATCTGTAGATACTTGTATCCTACCTCCATGGTATTTGTTTAGCATCTTCTGAAAGAAACTTAGCATAAAGAAATCTGATATTTTAGATATTCCTAATACATGCACAAATTGATTACGAGCCTTTTCAAATTCTCTATTCTTTATCATCGGTGCTAATGCTGACATAAACATACTAACTCGTTTCTGCGCTCCTCCGATACACCAACCGTTGAATTCAAAATCTTTCATCTTTTGATACCACTGATCATATTCTTCAACATTATTACCTTGAACGACATTTAAGAATTTACATTTACCAGTTTGATTATCTGCAAAGTATTTGAAATTGTCATAACTAATATCCATACATTCATAGAACTTACCATCGTATTTAGCTCTAGGTGGAATATCTAAATTAACTCCTAAATCACAATTTGCTTCTAACCAATCAAAAATAGTTTTCTTAAAAGCTGGATCCCATTTAATAGCACCTGTTGCTAATTGGAATCCTCCAGAATCGCCTAATACTAATACATCCTCATCAAGCCCATATCTATCTCTAGCATCCATCCATTTGTAATGATGTCCTGCTGTTATTAGAAAATATGGATGTCTCCATCTTTCAGGAAATTCTTTGTCATAAAATCTACAAGTCAAACCAGGCTTAACTTCTTTATTCTTTTTGAAGTCGCCGGCACATCCACCTGCAGATAATGACGGATAATAAATTAAATCTTTCATAATGCTAATTCCAATTGGTTATTTACTTTTTCTCGGTCGAGTAATGCCTGGCAATATTCTTTTTCATGCCATATACATAATTCTTTATCATAATCATTTGCAATGATATATCCTTCCATTCGTCTTCCTAAATCTGATGTATCAACTATATCATAATGAGTTTTATGTTGGAATAACGCATCTTCAATTGTTACAATTGCATCTCGTACATCAAATGGTTTATACATTCTATCTTCATCTACAAACTCTGGAAATGATCTGAAATCCGGATATACAATATCAGCACCAAATGCAGTAGCTTCTATTACAGTCCATGACACATAATCTTGTAACGATGAATTGAATTGAATACGACATGTAGCCAATTCTGTATAATATTCTTGCTTTGTAAGTCCTTTAAGGAGCTTGAACCTAGGTTGTTTTTCTGCTAATTCATACATTGCATCTATAACACCCGGCAACATCGATCGAAACTCTTTACCTGATGTAGTAACATGCCATTCAAATTCTGGATGGAATTGAAGAAATTCTTTAGCAACCTCCATCATAAAGAATGGATTCTTTTCTTTATCTAACCTAGATGAATATACAATTGTATTACGCTTTTCATAATCACCTTCTGGTAATTTAGCCAATGTCGCTTCTTTATGGATTGGCAATGATACAACATGTATTGGAGCTTTGAATCCAGCCGCTCTCAATTGTTCTTTATGAATAGATGAACCAACAAATATACCAGTCATTCTTTTATCTAAACCTAATTCATATGGACGCATCCAATCTTTCATTGCATATGTGAAATCATATTCATCTACCGATTGTGCATGTAACATACCATACACTTTCACATCGATGCCATATAAATCTAATGCATACCAAATTGCATCTAAGCCTGGTGTCCAATAATCTTGCAAAAATATCACATCACCATCTTTTACATCACCATCATAAATATGTTGTAAGAATCGCTCGCATTGAGTTAAACTATATTTACCTCTGCCAATAGCATCTAACACTGCTCCTACTTTAATTTCTTGATCTGGGTCGAAGTCTCCTTCAATATCAACAAACTCTAACTTATCTTTATAAGTTTCAAATGTCGCCGGCATCCATTCTTTACATAATTGATATGTATACCTGGCTTTCAATGGCTCTAAACCAAAATAAAATACTTTTCTTCTTTTCATTCTTTTATTCTATCAAATTTATAATCATCTGGATTAATACTCATCATATTACATTTAGTTATCTGATGTACTCTATACCAACCAGCGTCAATTGATAATGTATCCGTATCTTTTAACTTTTCTAAATTTGGATCTGTAATTCGATATATGATATGAGCTCTATTAAATACTGACATTGGTATTTTAGACATTGTAGAAGAATTAGCTTCTATCGTAACAAATTGCTTTGTCTCTAAAATGTTATGTATTTCATTCCAATTGCCATGCACACAACACATTTCAATATATTCAATTGTAAAATAGATATGAGGATAATCTTTAAAATTATCTGGAACTTGTCCTCTAACAAATACCGTCTCAATATCAGATAATCGGCCTTCTACTTCTCGGCCATACCAATAACTTTTTCCGTACATATTTTTTTTTATTTTATTAAATATAACAACTTTATTTCAATAATCCTAATCAAAAGGAGAAAAACTTTCCTAAATTATTATTTTTTGGAATCGATCCCCATTTCATTGCACTATAAAAATCGCCTAGCTTATTTGCAAATGCTGAATTAAATACTTTTTCATAATCAATATGCTTAGTAACAAACTCGTTTAACGGAGCTGGATCTTCATATCCTTTTAATGCCATTGTATCCAATCCCATTGTATTGGCTCTCACATATGTCCATTTAATCTTTTCGCCATTAATAATACCTTGGAATTTTTTATTTAATCCTAAATGAGTTATCATATCATTATAGTTCAAAGCGGATTTCACATGCACCGGAGTGCCTTTCATTCTAGGCGTAAATGGCTTATCACCTTTTCTTACATATTTTGTTACTTGCTTAACACCGGTCGGAAACATCACGTCAATTAATGGCAATGTTTTCATATGTTCTTTAAAGTTCAGAATCTTTTTATCTAATGTAGGCTTATCAATATCATTTAACATATCTTCTAATACTTCAGCCATAAATTTTCTAAATGATGGAGGAAATGATGATCGCACAACATCCAAACCTTTTACATCTAATTTAGATACAGTATGACCTTCAATGTTAATTATCCATTGAGCATATCGCTTTTTAGCAATCCATAAACCAGCTTTAGCAACATTTTCTTGTTTAATATCAAATCTATGTTTAGTAGTATTATGAAATCGGTCTGCATAAATATTATAAGCATTATTTATAAATCCTTGCATCTCACCGGCAATTTCTATAGTTTTATCAGCCATCCATTTTTCATCTGTAACATCGTATTTTGGATATCGTTTTTCTATCAATGGTAATGAAGAAAAGAATACAGAATCAGTATCAATATAAATGTTATAATCTTCTTTTTTACCTAATTCTTTTGTATAGAATTGATTACCAATATCGGCTGTAAATTTAATCAATTGCTGCCCTGTTGATGTAATAGCTGTTGCATTATCCGGATCGAAGAATCTAAATCCTGGATTACCTAATACTCCATAAAATGAATTCAAAAGAATCTTTGTTACTAATTGCATTCTATCATAATATTCAGCTTTAGCTTCATCTCCTTCTTTTTCATATTTCTTACGAAGATTTTTATACTCAACTCTTTCATTAAACCATTTATCCAAAATAGAAGGCAAGAATCCTTTTATCTTCGTATCATATATAACGCCATTCGCTGCAATAGAATATTCATTATCCGTAAGATACTTTTGGAGATCTTCAGTAGTTTCCCAACCATTCCAACCATCACTATAATGAGTTCCTTGTTTTTTAACAAACTTATGACCATCAAAATTTTCAATTTTAGTAACTTTAGTTTCTGGAGAAACTCCAAGTGTCATGATGATACTAGGATATAACGATGTTAAGTCAAGGTCATATACCCACTTATAACGACCTGGATTAGGTGGTTTTACATATGCTCCTAACAATTCTAATGGTTCATCAGAAACACGAGGTTGCCTATTAGGAGCTACGATATCTAATCTATTCAAGTATGTAACAGCCGCTCCGTCCAGATATCTAGTTGCAAATAAAAAATCTTCATAAGGAACATGACCTTTATGACATATACCACGAGCCAAATCAATCAATTTCATTTTCTGATCTAATTCAACTACTAGATCAACATCGTTCATGTTATAATCAATATAGGCTTGAATATCACTTTTCAAAAGATCATCTAATGATCCTTCATATTTCATTTTACCTTTACCTAACTCTTTTTGAGATATAGCTTCTAAAGAATAACTAGACTCTTGAGAATATGTAAAGTTTTTATACAATGCCATATAATCTAAACATGAAACTCCTGATATCCTATATCTGTTTCTATGCTTTAACCAGATAACATCTTTAATAGGTGATAATGTTCTAGCTTTCTTTTCTCCAACGACTTTAACTAATCTGTTATACAAATATGGTATATCAAAGAAATCAATGTTCCATCCAGTAATAATAGTAGGCTGTATCTCATAATAGGTTTGTAAGAACTTATCTAGCAATGTATATTCATCATAACATGATATAATCTTAACATTATCCTTTACTGTAGACTTGACAACTCCTTCTTTATCTAAAACCCAAACATACCGCTCATCACCTGCATGATCATAAATAGCCATCGAAGTTATTTCATGTTCTGCCGTTTCTGGAGTCGGGAAGCCATCGGCAATATCAACCTCAATATCAATTGTTAATATTCGATGACCTACAGATGAATCATCAGAATCTTTATACATATCAATTAAAGTACGAGTCTCTGGATTGATATCAGATTCATATAAACCTTTATCTTCACGATCAAAGTCATATATTTTATCTACTTGCTGGCCATCTAATGCCACAAACTTTCCATACGATGATTTACGATATGCATATGGTTTATACTTTATCTTGAAATGACCTTTTTCATCATCCCATATATGAACCATGTTTGAATTTTTATGATATGCTACTGCTTGATACATTAATTAATTTTATATACGTTTCTATAATTTCGCCTTAACGAATTATCATCTAATCCATAACCAACTATCCATTCATCGCCTATTTCAAAAGCAAAATGATCTACCGGCATTTTAGTGTCTTTTCGTTGTACTAATGTAACTACTTTGACTTCCGCAGGCATCTTATCATCTACATGATGCATTATCTCCATCATTGTAGCACCAGTATCAATAAGATCTTCCACGATATAAACTCGCTTTCCTTTCAGTTCTAAATCTAAATGTTTAGTGATCTGAACACCTCCGGAATTATCTTGGCCGTCATATGACTTAGCTCTAATAAAATCTATTTGCACGTCAATACCCATATCCTTGACAAGATCAGTAAAGAACATGAATGCGCCGTTTAAAACACAAATCATTACAGGCGGTAATGAATTACCACTAGCTTTATGCTCTTCAGATATTCTATGCGCCATGGCTCTTACACGACGCTCTATTTTATATTCAGGTATTAATATTTCCATTATTTATTATAACCTTTTATGAATTCATAATACTCAGATCTGGTAGATGGATCATTTTTAAAAGCACCAGTTAATTTAGATGTCTTCATACTTGCACCTCCATGTTTAACTCCTCTGCATTGTACACAATTATGAGAAGCGTCAATCATAACCGCAACACCATTATTATCTTCAATTATTGAATTTACTGCATGATGTATTGCAACTGTCAACTGTTCTTGAATCGCACCTCTTCTTCCAAAATGTTCTACCAATCTATTTAGTTTAGATAATCCAATGACATGACTATCATGACCAGGAATATATGCAACATGTACTACACCCATAATAGTCTGATGATGATGCGAACACATTGAAGTTAATGGAATACCACCTTCAAATACCATACCGTCATAACCATCACTAGGAAATGTTGTTATTGCAGGCGGAGCTTCATATCTACCTGCCCATAAATCATTTACATATGCTTTAGCAACTCTATATGGTGTTTTATCTGAATTAGGATCTTCTCTCCAATTTACTTTTAATGCATCTAAAAACATACCAAATGCATGTTCAGCGTCAGCAATCATTGCTCGCTTCTCATCTTCTGTTAAAGGCCGGCCTTCTGCAGCTCCATTAGCATAACCAGCCTTTACTAGTTCTATATTTATTTCTTTTTTCATATCTTAATATAAGAATTTTTTTTCAAATAAACAAATAGCTCACACACTTTTTTTATTTATTTTTTAAGTTTATCCATTTTCGTATCTGCAAGTCTATACAGATCTGCTGTGTGCTCTGAAAATTTTGATATGATTTGGTCAGCACGTCTATCCAAATTACGTGATATTTCATCGAAGTCTTGATTAGTATCACGTTTCATATATTCCATTTCTGTATGTAAATGATTTTCTAAATTATCAATTTTAGATTTGCAATCCTTTTCTAAATCATCAATTCTACCCTTTAAATTTTTATAAACCTGCATGATCGCAATTGCAATCCCACAAATCAATAAAGTGACTAAAACTGTAATTATTGTATGTTCCATAATTATCCTCCTATGTTATGGTGTGAGCTATTTGTTTTTAGATGATACCATTGATAGTTCTGATTCATGAACTAAATGATATTCTTCTTCTTCCAATTTAATTTTTTTACCATCACCGGCTTTTGATTTATGTATAAGCACACTATCTCCTGGAGCAGTTGACATTGGTATACGATCACCTGTCTGAGTAAATAATCCAGCACCAACTGCAATTACATCTCCTACTAAATATTCTGTACCGACACCATCCATTAAAATGATTCCGGATTTGTTTGTTTCTGCTTGTTCTTCTAGTTTTAATAAAACTAAATCACCCATGGGTTTCATTTTCATAACTATTCCTTTATGTTGTTTAAAATATTACGTAACTTATCTATAAGGCCTTGCACCTCATCTGGGTCCATTGTTATTGCACAACAGATACTTACATTCTCTTCAATTTCATTTAGGAGTTCTAATGCCTCTTCCATTATACTCCACGTTCTGTATCATATGCAATTATATGATCTCTACCTGTCATATTATATCCATGTTCAGCGCATAATTCAAACACTTTAGGATACATTTCAATTAACGTTTCTCTTGTATCACCTGCCGGCATTACAAATGTTTTATCTTTTGGAATATCCATTTCAACTCTAAATGTTTCTATCTCATCTAAATTTTCTTTAGTACCATCCCATACTGGTTTGAAATGATAATCTTTATGATAGTCAATTGTTTTTCTAATAGCTTCTTTATTTAGTCTAAGTCTATTATGTACCTTAACCATCCGGTCATCTACAATACTCCCATTAGGTGTAGTAGCCCCCACCACGGGAACACTATTGCTAAACTTAGGAGAAAGAGAAATAAGATCCAATGGAATATCCGTTTCAAGAAAATGAGATCCTTCAGTTTCGATAGTAACAAAAATATTTCTTTCATTTGCAAAATACATTATCTCATTTACTAAGGCAGGATGCATTGTAGGCGATCCACCAGTTAGCATCATTTCTTTTACATGAGGATTATCATCATATATCTTAACAATATCATTAAAGGTAAATGTACCTTTTTCTGGATGAATACTTGTATACCATGAATCACACCAACCTCCTTCTCCAAAATAACATCGGTGAGTACAACCGGTTGTTCTTACTGCTATTGTAGGCCTTCCAAACCTACTTCCTTCGCTTTGTACGCACCTATAAACTTCTAATATAGGTAGCACTTTATTATAATCGTTTAGTCTTTTCATCTTTGTTTTAGAATGGGAGGTCATCGGCATCACCGACATTACTATTGGTAACATCTAATAATTTGTTTAATTTAGTTTCTAGATCTTTTACACGTTGGAGCAATTCATTCATTTCATCTTTACGAACTAACACTTGATCCGTTCGCTTATATATAGTATCCAAAAAATCTATTGGATATGTTGCAACTGATTTGTATTTATCGGTTTGTACTTCTTCTGGTAAGAGTTTATATTTTGGCTTAATGCCTTTTTCTTCTGCAAGTTTGGCAACCTCAATACCATCATTATTCTTTGCAGTAGACCTACCAAGATAATCATATAACGATATGTATTGTACTTCACTCATGATTTAACGATTTCGTAAATAACTTTTATATCACCCCACGTAGTAGTGTATGTCCAATAACTATTCATATATAGCTGTATTTTTCTTGTTCTCAAAAAACTCTACTCGTTGCACATGCACTCTACCTTTTGTTTCTATTCGAACAAACTCGTTTAACTTTTTATATATAAACTCAGCAAACCTTTCAGCACCTACCGGTCCAGCCATTAATCGTAATTGGATAACACCATTAGTATGTAGTTTTTGAAAATGCTCTTTATATGGATCATCATTAGCTAATACAACTGTATGATCGAACATATAGTCCATCCATTCTTTAGGAGACATTCCATCGATCTTCGTGTTAGCTCTTTTCATTCCTCCAAAGTCCCATACCCAATTTCTTTCATCAAGTTCACCTTGAAATGTAACTTTGAATTCTATTGCATAGCCATGTAAGAATCTGCAATGAGTACCTTCGGCTTGCCATTGACGGAATACTGTACTGAACCCATCAAAGATTTTTGTTGATTGAAATTTACTCATATTGTAACCAATGCATTTGCTTTGTCTCGATCATATGTCCATGCCATATAATATTTTTTACCATGCAATAAATGAGAAGCAGTATTATCATATGCATATACATATTCATTCATATGATTGATCATATCACCTTCATCTTCGAATATTGTAAACGTTCCAGCATTCGGGTAATATTCATTAAATGATATTCCAGTATTTTTAACTGATCTATCTCCTACCGTCTGGTAAAACATTGTACGTAAATATTCCTGGTCGCAAGCTGGGACCTTTTTGAAGTTCAACGCTAATTCTACTTCTTTAAACTGATACTTTCCTTTGTTCATATAACTTATTTTTTAATTAATATACTTAAATATAACAACTTTATTTCAATAATCCTAATCTTTTTAGAGATTTTTTAACATCTCTACCAACTCTTTTTGAGGGAAACAATCGTACTTATCTTTTCTAACTGATGTATGTGACCACAGACCAAATTGACGAGCATAATAAGCATCTTCATTAAATTCAAACGCATCTTTAGCCGATACACCATCTTTCAATAATTTTGGAATACCGTTTACTAAATCCATTTTTGGATAGATGTCTTTCAGATGCAAAATTAATAATCTTAAACTTTCAATCTGTTTATCTGAATATGCATGCCAATATTGATAGCCTCTGAATTTATAACCTAAATCACATACAAACTCTGGTTTAACTTCAGTGTTAACATATGTATAATATTTGTCACCTTTCTTTGTAAG